AGCCGCAGGAGTTGTCCCGCTGCCGGCGAACGGGTCGAGGACAATTCCGCCTGGTGGCGTTACTAAGCGGACTAACCACGCCATTAATTCGATGGGCTTAACGGTCGGATGACTATTGACGCGCTTTGTCTCTCCGCGTAAGAACGGATTGTCTATCGGTTTCTTGCGTCCGTCATCCGTTGTCTTTTCCTCTGCGACGATAGATTCGCCTTTCCAATCGCTATTACGGTCCTTCTTCGATGCTTTTTTCGATAACTCGCGTGGAGTTACGTTAAAGTAAGGCGAATAGAAGGCGTCAGCATCTGTTGTAACGCAATTAGCGGGGAATCTTCCGGCTTCATGCGGATTATATGCGCAAGGTTTATATTTACCGTAAATACCGCTTTCTCCGGTTGTGTTTTGTTCATCTCCATCTACTCCGTATTCGAATCTATCGCCTTCTAACCGTCCGATTCTTGTACCGTCGATATTAATACCGCCCGTTCCGTACTTCTCCACGTTATCCGCAACGGTTCCAGCAAGCGGCTTCCTAGCGACGATAATCGGTTCGTGCGCGGGCTTTAGCGCGGTTCCCCATCCGTCCCATTTACGGGCGAGTTCGGTGGCGGGTTTGGTGATTTCAACCGTTGACGCCTCCCCAACGGCCCCATTCCCAAAACCTGCGGAATATGTCACACCTCCTTTAACAACACCTTTATACTCACCAACCTTCTCGCGCTCGGCTTCAACTCTGTCAATAAACAAATCAAATCGGTCGTCTAATTCGAGAATAGGCTTTAGGCGCAAATAGTTCCGTTTAGACGGAGGCTGAACGCCTGACTTTCGTCCTTCCCACCATGAGTACGAAGTATTAAGTCCAAGCTGTTCGTCAATGTACTTCATCGAATATCTCTTCGCAGTACGACGTTCTTTAAGGTACGCCCCAAACTTTTCGGATTCTTCGCGGAAAGCAAGCGACGAACCATTCCGCCTATCAAACGCCTTACCTACGTCATGACTTTTCGGAAATCCGCTGAAATAAAGCCATTCAATAACGTCGCGAACCTCGAAGCCTGCCATACGGAGGCTAACCGTCATTAAGTCCTGCGTCCGCGTTCCCGCGAATACTAACGCATGACCGCCCGGCTTCAGTACACGATAAACCTCGCGCCATACGGCCGGTCCCGGAACGAATGAATCCCACGTCTTTCCCATGAATCCTCCGCCTCGGTGCGTGTAATCTTCTCCCGCCATCCATTTCGTTAGGACTTCGATGATATCCGGCTCTTTCGATAATCCGTAAGGCGGGTCGGTTACTACCGCATGTACGGAGTTATCCGGTAACTCACGTAAAACTTTCATATTGTCAGCGCATGTAATAACGTTAAGGTATTCGTTCATTAAACCGCCTCCCCTTTCGTTAATTTTCGTTATTGATTTAAGAAATGGTACTTATTCTTCGTTGTAAACGTCTTTTTCGTAACTGGGCCGTTATACTTCGGTTCAAACGCTACGCCGTTCTTCTTCGCTTCCAACCGACGTTCTCTACGATTTTTACTCCTCTTTCGTCGTTATTTATGCGCTGTATTAGCGGTTATCCGCTTTAGCGCCTTATACTGTTATTAACGCGATTACCTCCGAAATTTAACAGTTACGCCGCTATTTTTCCGGTTTGTATCAAATACGCCAACACAACCGCAGCCGCATCGCTCTCATCGTCTTTAGCGAAGGTATATTCGTCAGGCAACGCAAGCCTATGCCGTACCGCCCGTTCAACCTCCGCCTTATCCGCCTTCCCATCGCCTGTAACGAGTTTCTTAACGGTAGTAGGCGGAATCTCAACGATCGCCCCTTCGTCTGCAAACGTGAGATCCGATACGCCTACGACTTTAAATAGTGTTTGTGTAGTCGCAGCATGGCGCGAGAATCCTTTTTCGCGTATGATCGCTTCAAACGGATAATACTCGCCAATGATTTCGAGTAATGCCGCTTGTATATCGGCGAGGCGTTGACCGTGCGTATGCTTTGCGTTGGTCTTGCGGTGTGAAACGTGTAGCAGGCGAGGAACGCCGTCGATAACTTCGATGACGGCGAACCCTGGCGCTGATAGCGATAAATCTAAGCCGAGATAGCGCGACATATACCCGCTCCTTCCCCGTTCGGACGGTAGATAACGACAAGTGACGGGAATGGTGCTGAATTCTGCGCATCTCCGAATTTTAACCGTCCTTTAACGAATCGCAATTCCGCCTTACCGATGATGTAATCGTGGAAGTATCGCGTGTCCGTTCTACTCGGAATCAAACAAACGACGGTAGCGCCATTTAACGATTCCTCGTACGCTTTACGAATCCATTGCGCTATCTCACGTCCATATGGCGGATTCATCCATACAATTTCACCCGCCCAGGATTGCGAGAGTCCGTCGTCCTCTTTAGTGAAGTAACGGGAGCATTTCGCGTTTTCTGGCGTTGCTGCCACGTCAAGAGTAAAATTGAACTCGGCGTTTAGCTTATCGAAGAAATCTTGCGGAGTCGGCCATTCGACGGATGCTGACGAGTAGTGTACGTCGTGTTTGCTCAGTTAAACCACCTCCCTTTCGTTTCTCACACGTCCGATAATTAAAGCACTAAATAAACAACGCCCGTCCGGTTGCATTGCGGTACTATACTGAATCTCGACGTATAAATCGTGATAGTCTCCGCTATCTACCGCCTGCTTAACGCATCTAAAAAACTTATCCGGATCATCCTGGCTTATATGTGTCATATATTTAATCTCGCCCTTAAACGACATTAAACCTCCTCCTTCCGCACACGCTCGATAAAGTCCAGCGCATCATAATACGTCTGCTTCTTCCAATCCGGTAGACGCGAGCGTCCGACCTGACGCACTTGCTTGCGAATATCTTCGAGTTCAGCGTCAGTTAGCGATAACGCACACGCTGTTTTATAGTTATTGAACGTGAATTTGTCGAGTTCCAGCGGCGGAGGATTGCCGTCCTTCACCGCTTGTAACACGTCTGCAAACGTATCAAGAAGCGCCTGCCTATCGCTCTCCGTGATACAAATATGGAACGCTCGTAAATCCGGATTCTTGGCGTACTCTTCTGGCGTCATAACCCACGCCTTTTTCGATAGATTTCCGTAGACAATGAGATAATCGTCAACTCCGTACATAATCGAATAAACGACACATTGTTTAACGTGGTCCTCTTTCGGACCGCGCATGGAATATTCGGTAGTTTGCGCTGATGTCGTCTGCTTCGATTTGATTTCGAGTCCAACGCGTGTACCGTCTTTGTAGCGAAGCAAGCCGTCCGGTTGACCGAGGAAGTTGACGGTATACCCACGATGCTCTACCGAATGGAACTTACGGGCGAAACGCTCCCACATTGGGAATCCTTGCGGCGTACGTTCCGGTACGAATGGCGACTTCTCTCCGAATTTCTTTTCGTAATGCTTCTCGATAAAGAGTAAATCGCGCTGTATCGTATCACCGAACGCCGTACCGGCACGCTGCCATCGTCCCTGGTGCGGTTGAGAATCGGAGTTATCCCGCGTGGCTCCGGTTAGTTTGACGTACATCTCCCGCTTGCAGCTATTCGCGCTTGATGGTGAGAAATACGTTGTACCGCGTGGCGGAAACACCTTTAACTTACGGATTGCGTACGCCTGTTGCTCGAGAATTTCCGCTTCTAGTGTATCGTCCCATACTTCCGCCGAACCGTGCCATCGGTCCATCATCGCCAGGAAATCGGACACCATTTCGTAGCCCCGTTGTGCTTCGGCTGCTTCCGATATTTGGCGTCTCAGTGCTTGCGCTGCGCTTCGATTAGTTAAATTCGATATAATAATCGTCTCCTTTTCGTTAGTTTTCGTTAAACCATTCATCGACCGTCATACCCTCGCCCCAACGCTTCATAAGCTCGATATCCGTCTTATTAGGCACGTTACCGAAACGATAGCTATTTACCATTACATCCTCAAACTCCGCTATATCTTCGCGAGTAATCGTGTCTGGAACGAGTAGGAGCGCTTCGTCGTGAACGGTCGCCCATAAACGCCAACCCTTACGCTTACATAGTTCGTGAAGTTTAACGAGCGTTGCCTTCGTTTGAATGGCGCTAGTCCCTTGCACGACTGCATTCGGTCCCTGACGTAGCGCACGCATAACTTCTCCTCGACTTTGCCAATCATTCGGTTTGATGCGCTTTTTCGCTTCCGGAAGGCGTCGCTTGCGTTGCTGCTTATCCATCCATACGAAGCCGTGCTTTTGTGCGAATGCTTTTGTTTCGTCAATCCACTGCTTAACTTTCGGTAGTTTGCGGAAAAACTCGTCTAGGAAAGCCTGCGCCTCATCCGGAGTTGTGCCGAGTTGTTGAGCCAGCGTATTCTTTCCTGTTCCATATAGAGAGGCCAACACGCCTACTTTCATCGCTTTACGCTCTGGTGTACCGTCTCCGCATTCTTCGTACGGCTTTCCGTAAACCTCGCTTGCCATAGACGCGTATACATCTCGTCCTTTTTCATAAGATTCTATTAGCGTTGGCTCTTGCGTCAAATATGCAGCGCATCGTACTTCTTGCTGGCTCCAGTCTCCGCCCATTATCAACCAACCTTCCGGTGCTACGAATAACTTGCGAGCAGACTTCGGTTGATTCTGCAAATTCACGCCCGTTCCACCGGAACTAAAGCGGCCTGTGCGTGCTCCCATCGGATTGAATCTTCCGTGTAACTTTCCGGTATTCGGATGAATCAATTCCGGCAATACGCTGATATACGTCGAATAGAGCTTCGCCATCTCTTTATATTCGAGTAATGTCGCGATAACCGGAAATTCACTCGCCAAAGGCTTTAGTACCTTCTTAGCGTCCGTTGATTCGAGTTTTCGCTTCGTAAGTCTCTCTAACGCTGGCTTTAATTGCGCTGGACTGTTTATATTGATTCCGCCAAGTTGTTCGGTAAGGTATCGCTCCTTCTCGTCAATCTCACGCTTCATCTCTTCGCCGTATTGCTTGGCGTACTCTACATCAATATCGAATCCCGTTCTTTCCATGTCCACGATCGCATCAAGAAGCGGAACCTCGATAGTTTCGTAATACTGCAGCACGGTCGGCATTTTTTCGAGATGTTTCCGCTCAAACTGATAAAGACGCCAGGTTAAATCAGTATCTTTCGCCGCATAAACTAACGCTATATCTAGCGGAATCTTCGCAAACTTAGCGTCTTTACCGAATAACGTCGCAAAGGTATCGCTAGGCTCGTTAAGATACTTCGTCGCTAGATTCTTTAGCGCAAAACTCGGCTCATTCTCGTTAAGCAGCGCCATAGCCGTTTGCGTATCCCAACGTAAGCCAGCGAGTCTTATGTCATGGCGCAGGAACATGTGTATATCGTAGATTGCGTTATGAAG